CCCGACCAGAACCTGAGCCATTTGGTTATACAGATTAATCTTTTTGGAATTTTGAACCGAGGAGACTCCGGACAAGGCAGAATTAGAAGAATACCCAACAGTTAAATCAAAAATATGGTTTGCAGAAGAGCTTAGGTAGGGATAATCGTATACAGATTGGAACATACCATGAGCATAATTTTTGATATTTTCGTCCGCGTAGGTTCCGGAAACAATTGTTCCAGTCAGGGGAATTGCCTCATTAAGCAAAGTTCTTGTATTTGCGACATCTTTGTCTAAAACTAATGTTTTGTATGTAGTAGCCATTTATTATAAATCCTATATTTTATTATGGTGTTGATTTCCACTTAAGAAGTCTCACAGGGAGATCTATTCTATATCCTGTTGTTAATCCTACGACACGGACAGTGGTATCTATGAAATAATATGTTTTGCCAAGGTATGAGACCTCTGACCCAAGTGTGGTAAAGAGATAAGTCCCAGATTGTAAATCTATTGAGACCCTCAAGCCAAGCTTTAGCCTGCTGCCTCTCGGGCCAGCGATGTTGCTATCCGCTTCAGAATCTAAACTAGATATGTCCTCAACAAAACTAGTTCCATCCGAAACCGAATAGGAGGCAATAGAGTCGTCATCCACGAAAGATGGTGTGATTACTGTGGCACCGGTCGGTGTTGTTAGGGACATGAGCCGGTTATCCATCTCTATTGAGTATTGTGTTTCAAAGAGGTCCGTTGGGATTGTCACACTCGGAACTATCTCGGTTGTATCAAGACCTTGGTCAAAAACAAGAGGTGTGGATACCGATGACACTCCGTTGTATGCACGGGTATTCAGGCGCGCCGTTCCGTCTGCTGGGTCGGTGCTCATCGTCGCGACATCTACACCAATTGGAAGTGATCCGTTTGCAAGAGAATTCTCATTCAGAGCAAACCCCTTTTCTCCTTTTTCGCCATTATATTTAACAATTGGCAAATAGAGAATGTTTGTTCTCGTTATGGTGATCAACTTAGACTTCATGGTCGAAGTGTTATTTGTGAATGCTTCCAAAACTGGAGATTGTAAAATTTCCAAATCATAAAAGGCAGAACCTCTCGAATCGTTGGGGTTATACAATTCATAATTAATCTCGTCATCACCAAGCGCAAACTTTGTAATTTTAAAGCTTCCGTCGCCTCGTGCTAACCTTTCTCTACCCGCATCCGTCAAGACAGCATCTAAAATGATGTCTCCACTATTATCCAAAAATGACATTTTTTACCCTCTTAAGCTTGAAGTGGTTTTATATAATAAATAGTTTGAAAATTTGTATTTTTCAAAAACATTTGTTTTATTATATTGTACCCTCTGTGGTTTCTACCACATTAGATGTAAAATCTAAATTTAAATCGACCGATTTACCTGTTTTTTTAGAAGTCAATCTTATTTTAAATTGCTTTCCAAATAATCTCTCATTCTCTCTACCAAGTATGCTTGTTTTCCCAAGAGATAATCCAGAGTATGAAGATAGTTCCGGGTCGGGCAGCACTTGTGATAATCTAGGCACCACATTAAATAGCCGCTTGAATCCCTTGGCTGTTTCCGATTTTTGACTTGGAAAATCATAAAGTTTGATAAGCGGGTAAATAATACCACTATTTTCAACTATTTCTATTTCGTAAACAGAAGTGGGATTTGAAACTGTATTTCTTCTATCATAGACCCTAAACATATAATAATATTTTGTATTATTCTTAATTGTATCTTTGTACGCAGCAGAGGGTGTTTTATCCCCCGTGGATATTGAGTTTGATATCCTGACTATTTTCGCTGCATTAAAGTCTTCCATGCTCTCTGGTGCTCTCACTAAGCGCCTAATCTCAAAAGATGTTCCCAGATTTTCTGTCTCGTCGGTGGTGTACAGTATTGGCTGAAAATCGTTTAATTTTCTTGATCTGCGGTAATCTTGCAAGAATTTTGCCTCAGATTCTGAAAATATGACCGGTGTGTCCTCTAGAGAGCCTTGACCAGAATTCATAAAGAAAGATAGCTGGTTTGATATGCCTTTGTAAGTAACAACATTTATATTTGGAAATAAAGGAGGGCTGTCCAAGATGGAACCCTCGCTTGTATAGTAGGGGATCTCAGCAAAATTCATAGATGGTTTTGTCGTCGCTTTCAGGCTGTACCTATTTGCTCTTTTAAAATCCAGCAAAATCGAGATTCCAGATGCACTGTTTACGAAATCTTCAAAGCATTCCAAATATTCTTCTACTGTTTGCTCGAATATTTTGGCTTGTTGGCTTACATGTTTGTAATAGAGTGTTTCGAGTTCCGCCCTCTCTCTGGCTTTTCTGTCGGCGGCCTTCAGACCTTTTTTGGCTGCCTTCGTTGAGATTGAGAGGCCAAGGACAGTCTTATCTAAGGCTGATGCACTATCTGGCCAGTCAAAGGTGTGTGGGCGGTCGATTTGCACAATATATTGCTCGTCCAATGCATAAAAATCAGAAGTGGCAGATCCGCCTGCGGCTGCGATGGCTCTAGCAACTTCCGCGTCGAGCTTGAGGTCGGCAAATGATCCATAAATATCATTTATTCTGTCTTGACTTAAATCTTCAACCCCGTGGCCACCTACATTTACAGATTTTTTTAGCAATGATGCAATGGCTGAAGCGGCTAGCCCAGTAACAAAGCCTAAGCCTGCACCTACTGCACCGCCAGAAAATATCAGGGAGCCTGCGGCGCCGCCCGTGGCTACCCCTGCGGCTGTTCCGAGTGTTGTAACGGCAACATCAACGACACCCTCTAAATGTTTTTCTTTTTTTCCATCTGCGATGGACTGTTCGTCTAATCCATTTCTTATTATATTCTGCAAGTTTTTCAGGACGCGGAGTTTTCTGAAGCCGATTTCTAGTTCTTTTAATTTCCCATTATCAGTTCCAAAATTTGTCAAGCAAGCCCACCCTCTGCTAATTTTTTCAAAAGCTATTCTCTCATTTTCTGTCAAATCGCCTAAAGAAACTTCTGTATCGTTGTATGTCGTGGGGGTGCCGGATAATACCCCATTAACAAAAGCCACTATTTTATTAGCATTGGATTTTATTGCTGAAATATCGTTAAATCTAAATGCTTCTAAACTATTATTCTCAACATACTCGCCGATGATACTGAATATTATGTTGTCCAATTTAATGTTTGTGCCTTCAAAGTCTGCCTGAGATAAGTTATCCTCGATCAGGGTTCTTATTTCCCTTATGGTGTATAGCTGGATGACATATTCTTGTATGTAATTTATATAATTTTGTAAATCTTCTGTAAAGTCTACATTGTTTACTGGTTTTTCTTCGAACACATATTTTGATCCAATAACGAACTTATATGCATATACGATATATTTATACTTTTTTCCATACTTAACTTGTGTATCTATGTAATTTATTCCACGATATCCTGGCTCTGATGGAATCCAAAAATTTTGAAGTGGTATGTTTGATCCTTCCTCGAACTTGGAAATTTTATAAAAAAGGACTTTTGAGGAGTATGATTCCTCTCCACTAAGTATTTCCTTGTAGCTTCGCTTATTATCGAACGATGTCCCATTGATTAATTCTTGGATCTCCTCGACCACATCATCTAAGCTATTTTCATAATCAAACTTATCTTTTGCCTTCGAAATGGAAGATAGTCGGAAAGACGCCTCTTGGGAATTTTTTGTTTTATAATATTCCGATATTCTAACGGGATCGTACTCTTCTGACAGTGCTGAATACATAATATTGAGCATCGTGACTGCATCGTATAACTTTACTCCACCATCTTTTATTTCGCTTCTCAACTCAAAGCTCTCTTGAGATGGGTCCGCATAGCTAGATGATATATAGGAGTTTGTAAATGGAAGCAGTCTGGTTGCTGTGGCTAATTCTGGATCTGTCTCGAAAAGTGAAGATTGTCTGTTTAACAAGTCGCAAAAGGCAGTGACCAGTCCGCTAGAAAAGATTGTGTTTTTTAAATCATCATTTCCGAAATTTTGAGGCGGGTTAGTAAAATAAACTTGATTATAAAATGGAAAGTTTTCTTTTTTATCTAGCAATCCTAAACTATCAATATAGTTTCCGTGTGTGATAAAATAATCTTCAATAATTTCAGGAGATGACCCCTTCGAATCCCTTAATACTAGTTTTGTTTGCTGCTTCGTAGACGGGGAGATGGGGATTGCAACGGTAACTCCCGCACCAGTACTAATTGGGGGTATTAATGATCGTGAACCCTTCTCTATTAAATTATAAAAATTATATAGCTTTGTTTCGCTAATAGCACCTGCGGCGATGGCGTTTTCGTAGGATTCCAGTCCGTAATTGTAATTATAAAATACTGTTCCGGCTACGACAGACTTATTATCGACTTCTGAAGCATACTCTATCGGAGACTGTAAATTTATCTCGTAATCTTCTCTCTCTATATCCAAAGATGGTATGATATTATTTATAATATAATTATCAAAAATATCTTCCGGATCGACGGTGGATACCGAATCAGTGGTAACTAGTGCCTCGGAAGAACCGGCATACCTTGGGGTAATTTCTATAGTTTCTTTAAAATTTGGAATTGTGAGTACTGTATCAAAATCAAATTTAATTTTCTCGATGGAGATATCACTCTCAATAAAATCTATTTTTACACCTCTCGTTCCAGATTTGGTTCCGGAATCATACAAATTCTGAGGATTATAATTCATCTCGGCGTCGAATACCCAATAACTTTGCAAGGTATCCCTTATTGGGTCCAGAGATGAGCCAAAGTTATCAGATAAAATAAAACTTTTCTTATTTATTATTCCGTCTTTTTTACGAGGTGCCATGGTTTATTATCCTAATTAGTTTTCTGTAAAATAAAATATTTATTTGAATATGTAATTTTGTCCAATCCGAGTCCCACTTTAAGCTCCGCATCGACATAGGGAGTGACTCTACAGATTACATCGGACGCAGAATTTAAATCCCCACTTGTCAATTTGCGAAAAATTGGAAAATTTATATCCGGGATGCCAGTTATATCATTTTCAAAGCCCGTCAAGACCTCTACCTTAACTAAGTTCATATAATTCTGCTTCATCATATAGTATGTGTTGGGATTTTTAAAATAATCTCCAGCTAGAGCTGGACTGAGCCATTGGTTTATACACTTATCTGATTTACCTGCGAATAAGGCCCGGACCTGATTGGGCATGCCTGAAACTTTTAAGAGGACATTGGAAGGTCTTTTACCAAAACTCTCTTCTTCTGGGATTTTGCTCAATAAATTGTTTGTTATATTTGCGAGATCGAAATCCTCTTTGGATAAATCCCACCCCTCTTCGCTTTTCAGCATCATATTTATCATTGTCTTATAGTTGTCTTGAAGAGGCAGCTCCGATATTCCGGAAATATATGGCTCATCCTCTTTTTCATATTCAAGATTTATAGGATCTCCAGGTCCAAACTTTTCCCTTGCTGTCGTCGTCTTTTTTGTTGATGTTGGGATGCCAGCATCTGTTTGATCGAAGAATCCCTGCTCGACAGAGACCCCCAAATTCATCAAATAATAAGATATCGAAGTATCTGCTGTCAAGTTTTTGCTAAATTTCTTTTTATAGTGCTCCTCGTTGAAGACTTTAATATCAAACTGATTAGAACTTCCTAGCAGAGTATCTCCTATCACCCTTGGTGATAAAAAACTATAATAATTGCTTTCGAAGTTAAAATAGGAACTCTGCAAACTTGTTGGGGAGGGGGAGGAGTAATCATATGCTGTTAGAAGTATCTCGTTGTTCAAGTTTTCGAAATTATCGGGGAGTTCTTTCATTATTTTTAAAAATTCATCATCAAATCTTTCTTTGATATATGTGGCAGTTATTTTAGCAACACCGAAATCTCTATTTGATATGTTTTCCAAAGACACTGTATCAGTACGCGAGCGGCCGGAGGATACAGTTACCGGCTCGGGGCCGAGGTAGTCATATGAAAAGTCGCGGGCATCTGCAAAATTGACGGTATTTGGGAATTTTTTTGCAGAAGATAAGAAAAATAAGTCTGAATTGTTCTTTGTGTATGTTTTTGATGGACTAGAATTTGTTTGAGATACTACACCGGATTTTCCAATGAGGGATAATATTTTCTGTATCAAAGAATCGTTGTTTCGCCTCAATTGAATGGCGGATACTTCGTGAAAAAGGAGATTTTTAATATATTTCTTCAAATCTTCACTTGTAAGTGTTATTTCGTCGTTTAAAGATAACAATTTTGTGGATATTCTCTCAGATATCACAGTTGAGGGTGCTAAAGCTGCACCGCCAGATGATGTGGTCGGCTTTTTAGTAATAATTTTATCGATATCTACCTGAATTTCAATTAATTGATTTAATGTATCGATCAGCCATATCAAAATCCCGTCTTGGACTCTAATTTCCGCAGAATACTGATATTCTCCATCATCTGCTGTAGAGAAATCATCAAATCCGACTATTTTTTCTGATTTAATGCTTGGCAAATCTATATTTTCGATTTCTTTTATGTTTGCAAGCAATGTACCCTGGCTGTTACTCTTAGAGGTGTTTATTAGGGTGCCAGTAGAGTCAGATTCCGTAGTTGAGATTATCTGCAATATCGATTGGTTCTTTTCGGCCGAGACGGGACGGTTTTTAAAGTCTAAAAAATGAGCCAGCTTGCGCCTCTTGATTCTCAAGTTCACAATTTTAGAGTTATTATATATCTTTTCCTCTTCGATGGAAGGTATGTCGGTGTTTTGCAACATTTTTCCGAATTTACTATTTTGAATCAGATATTTTCTCTTATCAAAGAAGAACATTCCTTTTATCTCACCAGATTGTCCGTAAGAGGAAAACAAATCTGATATTGCCGGTCCTTTTTGCCCCTCCGAGGGGGTGAAAAGACTAAAATTAAAAAGATTATCATAAAAAACAGTCCTCGCGTCTTCGATACGTTGCGAAGTGTCTTCTATATTTAAATTTCCATCCTCAATTACTATACGAGATTGATATTGCTGATTATATTTTCCATTTCTCTTTTGAAATAAAAATACCTCCAAATATGCGATATTATCCTCTTCCGGTGTTATTTCAGCTCTATAAGAGAAGGGATATTTATAATATTTATCTCCAGATTTTTCATCTACCTCTATATCTGGATTAATTTTTCCAAATAAAAAGGTTTGAAATTGTAATTTTTGCTCTTGTCTGATTGACTTAGTGCTTGTTTCTATCAACCATCGGGTGATTCCACTATCTTCTATATCTTGTTTTAAATTTTCAGAAACAATAGGATCTGTTACCAGCACCATTACTGAATGTAATCTCTTATCTTTTGATAAGTCCAGTGCGGGATTTCCGAAAGCATCCCTGCCAGAAAAGACACTATGCTCTAATTGCAGATTATATCCGATTAAAGAGTCTCCAGAATCTGTTCTTGAATCAGAAATTTTATCTGTTATTGATATTTTTTCGATTTGTAAGACATAGCTCATTAAATACAATCCTCAATATCGTCAATGGACACATTCGTTCCGTATATATCAGAAATCGCTTCTCTAATAAATAGGCTAGTTTCAGATAAATAATCTTGATCCGTATATAAACCCTTTGATTTTAATACGGAAACAGAATTACTAATTAGCTCGCGGTCGATATCGCCATCATAAAATATATCAAAGTAATATTCCACATTAGAGGGATTCAAGGTGACTTCTTCCATGTCCTCCTCTGGTATCTCATCCAATAAAATATTATTAACTATACTTTTTCTTGTTTTCTTGGCGAAGCTTAGAGGGATGAGCTGCTCTTCTAGTCCAACGGGAGTTACTACCTCGAATACCTCTACTTCAAAATTTTCTATCATAAAGTCTGTATTTTCTTCCAATATATCTGCTAATATAAAATCTGTTTGAATTGACAAGAATGTCCCATCAGGGGCTATTTCGCTAGTTATATTACCATCTGTCAGTTCCGTCTGTGCGATTATATCCGAACTATCATCCATTGGGCGCAATGATGTTTCAGGAGAAGTGATGTTCGAGACTGTAACCTTGAAATCAACGTTAATATTAATTTGTGGTATTATTGTTTTTCCAAATTTTGTCCGATATTCCAAATCATATGAGTTTGCAGTACCCTTTAACAGTCTCATGTTTGTTGCCGCATACTTGTCAACTCCCATTTGGGATGTTCCAATTGGCTTTGAGAGGGCATCTTTCTCAAGGGGAGCGGTAGTTACAACTTTATCGCCGCCGCCAAAGTCCACCTCGATGCTCTCTTTAAAATCCTCAGTAAATTTGCTCTGAGTTTGTAACTGCGGTGTGATATTCCGGATACGAGTATCTGCGGCACTTTGATTTTCTGTTTCGCCACCATATTGAATATCGTAAAGAATATTGTCATCAAAAAAAGCATAATAGACGGGCTTGAGTTTTCCGTTAGATAAAAGATGCTTTCCATATGGGGTCAGCTCTATGTCTAGAACTTCTTCTTTTTTGTTCATAAAAAGCATCTATTCGGTCTCCAATTTTAGTTTATTTGCCTGAACAAGCGCAGCTGTTTGACCTTCTTGAAAAGATTTTTGCTGCTTTGACTCTGTAGAACTCAAAGAGTTGGCAGATGGGATGTCCGTAGTGGGATCTGGCGGCAGTGTGTTTTTCGAAATGGGTGATTGAGTCTTGAGAGTGGCATTCGGGATTGTTCCATACGAAATTTCTGCATCCATTTTTGCGAACTCCACCATTGAAAAATAATCGTATGGCCAATTGTAGCTAAATTCGCTAGTTGTGGCTTCCTTTGGCGGACTTACCAGTATATTATTCCAATAATCTGCCTCAGCCCTTTGTTTTACCTTAAAGACCATCCACTTCACTTTCTTCTTAAGGTCTTCGTTATCTAAAAGCTCGGTTGTTAAAAGAGGGTGAGTGATAGAAGAGGTAGCTTCTTTAAACTCTGTTCCAAATCTAGGGGCTATATTCTGCCACATACACGATAAGTCAAACTTGTTAAAGGTGTGATCAAATTCAAAAATATACATGGATACTGGCTTTGCCCCCAAGTTTCTAAAAAAGTCAAATTGAGGGGGGAAGACATACTTATCTTTCACGAGAAGAGCCATATTAATGATGTCCTGACTAGCATCTGCACCGAACATTGCTAATGGGGAACGCTCTTGCAGGGGAATTGAGGTGTGGAAAGACCCCACGGTAGGGATGTCGAAAAACTTCCTTTGGACTCTTGCACTGCTCTTTCCCTTCGCGATATCTGCGGCTAATTCGGTATAAAACGGAACTGCGACGATTGCCTCATATACGGTTTTTTCCTCCGAGATATTTCCTATTTTTTTACTTTGGGAGCTGTTCTTGCCAGCAAAGCCCACAATTTCAGCCAACGATCTGGATCTGTTAATATTGAGATATTTTGCGGAAATATCCGACTGGGTTGCCCTCTTGTCTAACCAATCTTCTGGAATAGGACCAACTTCCAAAAAGATTCCCTGATCTTTTTCTGGAATCGTGCCAAACTGATGCCATATGCCTATTGGAGTTGTTGTTTGTCCTCCGACACCCGTCCATGGGGTACTCCCTGTTGTTGGCAGTGTCAATCCAGTAAGATATCTGTAGAAAGGTATGGAATTCGAATAATCCGCTTTCCCAAAAGGTCCAAAATTCAATACTGGTGTTTCAAACTTAGTCTGAATTGCCCATGCGGGATTGTTAGTAGCAGGATCGACTTCGGATTGCACAAATTTCTTCCCCATTAGATTAATTGAAGATGTCAGTTGCATCGCATAATTGTTGACACTCGCGCTGTGCATGGGATAGGCTGCTGCACCTGTGTCTCCACTTGGCCAAGTGTCAGGGTCGAGACCGTCTATTCTCCAGCAGATTTGTTCAGAATTCGCCTGAATGTCCTCAAGGGATGGAATTCCTCCACTTGCGGGAGTATAAATAAGATCGATCCAAGATTCTCCACTATAATAAGGTGGTGTGTGAGTTACATTGTATCCGTATAGGGCATCAGTAACTTCTTGTCTGTTCCACAGTCCATATCTAGGCGCGTCGAGGGTGGCGGATCCGCAGGTAGGATCAGGACCTCCAAATATCCCCCTGAACTCTGGAGTTCTTATGCTACCACTAAATGAACCCGTACCGGCCATTGGCGGACCAAAAGCACTAGGTCTGCTGTACATATTTAGAGTCGCCATTCTATAATTATTTTCGACATCTCCAACAAAATTCAATCCTGAGTTATCCGAATAGTATTCTTGCGGGGTGGTCCAATCGGATATTTCTCTCTTTACACCGGTCATGCTTCTTCTGATTTTTACCCTCATTGCATATGAAACACCTGCATTTACGGGAGAAAAGTCGCTCTCTTGCTTACTATCCAAACTAGTAAGTTCCTCACCTTTTAGGAAAAATTTGGTACTTTCTCCCAAGAAATTACTGATTGCCAGTTTGTAGTCGTCATTGCGAGTGGACTCGGCGATTATGGTAGAATATATGCTGTTAAGAGAGCAACTTGGGTGCGGCTCCATATCATAAAATTTTATGTCCTTCAACAATGTCGGGTCCAATATTGACTCAAACGGAACTCGGTAGTGCCATCGTCCGGAATCTGAAGTCGCTGGTCCAATAGCATAATAATCACTATAATCTTCTGGAGCAGGTGGTGTGACGGTGCCGCTATTGTTGAAATACTGCACCGTCGTAAAAGACCCCGTATACACAGGATAATCGACTGCAATTCCAGATTTAATTGTATTATATAAAATGCCAGGAGAGAATAATGGTGCCAAGATTGGACGCATCTTTAAAATTTCCGATGAAGCATCGGAACCTTCTGTTCCTGCAATTTTATCTTCGTACACTTCTGTGAATTTTTTAGCAATTTGCAATGTTCTTTCGGCGGGATAAAATCCGTCATATGGAAGAAACTTCATCAATGCCTTGCAATAAAGAGTCAGGTTTTTCGGCATATCAAAGTCGTCGTGGTCGTCAGAAACAATTTTGAAATTCTCCATAAAATCAGAAAAAGAATAAATCCTATAGAATTCATCTTCAGAACTATTTCTTGGTGTTATTTCTGAAATTTGTACATCGTATGTGTCGCCCTGTCCGGCAGTATCTGCATAGTCAACCACCTGAGTGTTGTTTACATTTACTCCGAAAATTGAAAATGAAGCCGTATTTTGTGCTAAGAACCCGTCAGCATCTTCTAAATATTTGTTCACATGATCGCTTATTCTAAATTCTGGCACAAGAGACATATCCTTATTTTTTAGCCTCATGTTGTGTACATATTGTTCGTATTTGTCGTAGAATGGTGTCGACGGGGAAGAAACAAATACACCATCTTCCATATATCCAGATTGCTCATGAGCTTCAAATTTTGCATTTCCTCCAAAAATTGAAACATATCCGAGATCATTGAATTGAGAAGACCCTGGCCAGGAAGTCGTTCCTGGCATCTCTTCTGCGGATAGATAATGCACATCTTCCAAGATTGTATTATAAATCCACCTTTGGCCGCTAGGCGGGCTGGAACATCCAGCTTTGGTGAGGAACCAAGGATTTATTGCCCACGGATCGATTACAGATAAACAAGACCCAAGAGTGTGTTTCCTTGCATATATTGGAGCTGGCTGCAGAGATCCGGTATCTCCAGAAACTCCGCCAATGAGTCGGTAAGCAAAGGTATAATCATTCTGAAGCTCACCTGCAGCTCCCATTGATGCACTTTCCGCTATATAAGTTGATAACCCAGTCCCAAACTGTTCTGATGTGTCAAGTGCCCAAGCACTTTGTGATACAACATATCCTTGAGAATTGGATCCTCCAAATTTAGTTTTTCCAAGTGCCGTTCTTTCCACTCTGGAGTTCTTCCAAAAATCATTCTCGTATTCGTGTCGGGCACGGTTTCTGGAACTATATGAATTTTGAGCTGTTGGATATACTTGTTCTTGGTATGCGAAATACCCTATTCCCTGTATTGGGTTTGAAATTTCATCAAAAGAACCCTTGACATAAAATTCTTTGATAACATCATATGAGGTTTTTACATTCTCATTTGTTATATTTAAATCCGAAGAGATTAATCTATTTGAGAATAAGGTTTTTTGGTTGCCATAGGAGCTATTAATTTTTGTGTTTTCTATGGTGGAATAACCTATTTCCTGAACTGCTGTTTTTAAAATGTGTTTTAAAGGCTTATATTTTGAGATGACTGGAGAGTCTTTTCTTATTATGAAGTCGCCATTGGTCAAATTGTAAGCAGTTCTATTCGAAGAGTTCCATTTTCTCACAAGGGGATTCTCGTGCCCTCTCGTCTGCTTCCAACTTGGATGCTGGTATGGTCCGTTTCTCTTTAGAAGAATGGCATTCAACAGAGATGCTTTTCCGTCTCCAAAGAAAAGACCAGAAGATATCAGAGAATCATTCAAATAACTAGAGACATCCAAACCTGATTGATTATATCCTATGAAAGAGTTTATATACTCCTGCGGTTCGTAAACATTGTAATTTAACCAATTATATACTGTCGGGACATAATAAGATGCTGTATAGTTTATCGTCTCGTCTGGAAGTTCAGACGCATCTGCACCAAACCTTGGAATCGGAGCAGTTGGTCCAACCACATCATAAATTACAGATACGAAATCGCTTGCTGATGAGAAGGTTATTAGATCGCCAGTGCCGTCGTAAGGGAGGTATCCGAATGTTCCGTATGACATTGCAGAAGCTGCTATCCAGGAATACTGCAGATCCGATCTGGGGATGGCATGCTGGACATAGAAGTTATCATAAACAGATGCAGTAACCGTGGTCGATCCGGAATCTTTCATTTGCCTAATTGTATTTCTGTTTACCTGATACATGCTGCCGGTGCCAGCATAATTTAGCGAGTTAACTACGGATGGTCCATTTCCGATGTCAAATGTGTCGGAATAAAAGCCAAATTGATTGACATGTGAAGCCAATAAGAGGTTATTGATATCCCGCACGGGAGTGTTTCTATAGTTTATGTTGTTATATGGTGAAAATTCTGCAGCTTCTGGGTCAAGTGCTGGTCCGCCGTCTGAGTCACCGGCAGTGTCTGGGGATCCTGGAGATGAAAAGCGGTTAACGAAGACATACTCGGTCCTGCCGCGTTGGGGTTTTGTATAGTCAGTCATGCCAGCGACAAATGGCGATGGGATTTCCTCAACACTGAAGCCGCCAGCCTTTACGAAAGCGGAATTATTTTTTGTTCTACTGACCGTCTGAACGATTTCATAGTCTTTTGAATAGTTTCCTAGCCCATATGTAGCAGTGCTGTCCTTAATATTCTTAATATTCAGCAATCTTTTTGCTGTGAGATCCCTATAGTGAGTCGCTCTGGGGTGACTTACTGGCTGGTGGATAACCTTTAAATCTGAATAGAGACCCTGAAAGTCCATTACCCATGCCTCTGGGCGGTTTAGTGGATTATCGGTGCCAGTATTTAAGGGAACATGTCTGTGCTGGTTTCCTCCGACATATTTTTCAGTGAATGGACCTTGAAGTGGCACCTCCGAGTCGATATAGGAATCAATATGTAGGTTCTCTATACTGAATGCTGGCTGGAATTCTTCGTTTATCTTCTTGTTATACCCAGAATTTACGAAAACACCGTTTACATATAAATCTCCAGTTAATACTGATATAAAAGGCGCGAAAAGATCGCCCGGTCCGGACATGTATGGGTCCGAATCTAGTTGATTCTGTATTTTGTAAGGAATTTTTATTTTTGATATAGGAGTAATCCCATCAACACAATCTGGCGGAGACCCACCCCCTTCAATTGGAATCAAGAGTCCATCTGTAGATCCAAATTTAACAGATTTTTTAAAATTTTGTCGAATATTATTATTATTGGATGTCAAGCCAGAAGATACAAGCTCTTCCCTCTTCACCCCCATTCTCAAGGGGGTAGAATATTTTCTCGTCAAAGCAGACAGTGTAACTGATAAGATTTGCTCTTTTGCGGAGTCAACACCGGCTATTCCAGTTGCTAATGGCGGATCTTCCCTTGAGGCGCGCTCTTTCCAATAGAAGCAAGCTTCCCTCTCTGATCCAGCGATGGGGCGATGACCTGTTTTCCAGTCATAAAGCAGTTCGTTTATGCCTCGAATTCCCGTTTCTGGGTCTTCCTTTTTCATATCGACTGTGGGATATTTATTCCAATACTTATTTCTCTCCAAAACATGGCTTTCAACCATGGTTCTTATGCCATCTTGTGTAATAGCACTCGCTGGGAACAATTCCATCAACATTTGTCCCAAAGAATCGTCTACCCACTTATAATATTCAACATATCTCTCAATATCCGGTGTATTTTCAATATTTTCGAAGAAAAGAGATCTTAATTTACCGAGAGATTTATATTCCTGTCTATATCTGTTAACTGGATCACCAATTAAACTATTAAAATCTAAAATTGTTGCGAAATAATTAATTATTTCTTCGGTTATGGTTGCATACATACTTTTTTCTATGCTATAGAAAAAGTTTATTGGTCTTGACTGCTTAGTGAATAGCTGTTCATCTTCAATATTGAATACTTTAACCATGTCGTATGAATTTACCACTTCGGGAGCAACTTGTCTTCCGGCGGGGATAAATTCTACATTTATTACTGACAAGTCTTCTGGATATAAGAAATCTGCACGACCTGTGTGTTGCTTTCCTATTACATTCCCGAGCCAACCATATCTAGAGGCTATTTCAGTCGAGCCAGAAGAGTAATCCGTCACTCCGAATCCTGCATCCGCTGTGGTTGGAGAGCCGGAGCCATTGTCCGAACCAGTGATTTGGTCAAATCTCCAATGAAGGGCGAGAGTTTCCATCTGTGGAATTTCCCGATTATCCAAAGATGTTACGAAATTATAAGTATTTTGGTATGGAGATTCTTGTCCAAAGTTATCAGTGTCTCTCGCATGGGATTTTATTGTGTTATCGCTAAGATAGCTCGTCCAATATCTGAAATTCGAAACCTTGATATCACTTCCATGAATAACACTTGAGCCTGTGAAGTTCGGCCGGTGAGCACCGACATAAATTCTTTTTGGTTTATTCAAGTATTTATCACCATCTGTAGTGACTGTAGTGCTCAGGGAAACTTCATTTTGTACAGTATCCATTACCATATTTACGGCGTAGAGTTCCACCAGATAATCAGTGTTGGACGAACCCGATACTAGATTTGATTGTTGTTTTTCTGGACTTACTCTTGCGGAAATATTCCATTTTCCGTTATTATATAAATCTTTTACCGTATCGCTGACCAACTCTATTCCGTAATAAGAACTTGTCAACATTAGACGACCATCGGAAAGGTTTCCGTTAAGATCTGGTCTTATGGCATAAACTTGTAAATCGTAATCTGGAGAACCCCATGTGAAATTCGTCGGGTCTGTATCGTCTGCTGTATGGAATCCAAATATAGAAGAGGTTTGAAATGGTGTGGGATAATACACATTATTTTCAGATACCTTCTTTTTTGGAAATAATACCTCGATCTCCGCAGTAAATGAAGTGTAGTCCTCTAAGTCTGAGTTAGAAGCCGAAATAAAAGATACAGAATCTGGAACTATAGACGAAGTTTGTTGATATATTGTTGAATAGAATGCATCGGGGCGATAGAAATCCACAAACCTCTTTTTAGATGTTGCGAAGCTGTAATTTTCCCTCAAATCATATGTTAGATTATTGGCATATGCATTAATTTTAATTAATTTCTCATCAATACCATAGCATCTCATGACATTTCGAAATGATTTTTCAGTTCCCTTTGATTTATAAATGTCAACAACATTATTATAAATATTTTTATAAATTAAGTTCTTTGTTTCAAAAAGGTTCTCCAAAAACTCCTTTCCCTCATCTCTTGAGGAAATTTGATTCAAAACGGATGCATCTGCGAATATTTCAGGTGTTAAGAAGCCAACATTATCCAATAATTCATCAGAAAAAGGAATTTCTTTGTTGCTAGAGCTTACATATGAAATATTTTTTAGCTTATTTACTTCCCCTATTTGTAAAAATAATGTATCTAAGTAACTCGACATTACTTGTGTTAAATCTTTTAGACTTCCATCCTGATCGCTGTCGGCTTGAGTGATCCAATTCGGGAAACTGTCATATAGAGAGGTAGTGTTCTGATAATCATGATATGAACCAGATGATGCCATTTCAGAAACCAATGCCTGCACGGCGGGATGTTCTGAATATATAATGGGATCTAAAAATTCTGATGAGGCGGCGTTGGCTTCAACCATGGCTGAAGAAGTATTTCTGGAGTTTACAGTGTATCCGGTCCATGTGCCATTTGTTACTCTACCAGAATAGTCCAAAACTGAAGAGTCTATGGTGTTGATTCCCGTAATCCCTTCATTAAATTTATAGTATACACCTAAATCAGCATTAGAAATATCAGTATTTGTTCCACCATAAACTTGTGTAAACCACTCTCGGCCAATTTCCTGCGAAGTTCTTTTTGATTTCCAGAAGCGGAATTCATCGAGAGAGCCAGAAAGCTTTCCCCAACCCTTATCGGCATATTCAGTTGACGAAACAACTGCTGGACTCGTTAATGCTCCGATATTTGCTTGGAGGGCACCCGTAATTTCACCCAAGTTCGGGCTTCGGGCTTCTGTTTCTGCGAGTTCCCCATTGATATAAAAGTCTGTTTTAATTGAGGCATCGTCATTGTAGATTCGAAAGGCATAATGTGAAAATGTGTCAAATGACGAAGTTGTTAAAGTTGTTCCAAAGGATACCTCCTCAAACGGAGCAGTCGCTCCGGACTGGACTGTTAAAATAAATGGCGATGTGCCAGATGTTCCAGTAACTTGGAGAAGTATTCTTCCGTAAGAGGCTGCCGAGGAGGTAGTATTGTTCCAGAGGTCAAAAATTACTTCTTTTTCTGTTTTTGTGTTATCAAAATTTTCTTTTTTGAACCAAAATTCAACAGTTACTCCATTGTCGAAATTTGTTTTTAGATTGCCCTCTCTTGTTCCCGTGCCCTCATATCCAGCATTATCATAGATGTCGGTATCGTATTTGTTCGAATCTTCAAATGTGGAGCTTATTCTTTTACCAAACATCCCCTCAGATGCCGTATGTGGTCCTCCAAAAAAATTAATGTATTCTTTAGTGGTTGGTTCTCCGTAAAAGCTTGTAGCCACCGTTGGGGCGGTCGTAGAGGCACCCCACCCGTTGGCAGAAAGCTGAATATAGCCGTTTGTTCGAGGATATTTGTTGTCCAACATCCACAGATCAATATATGTTGATTCATATGTATATTGTTGCTTTTCTTTTGAGGATCCATCATATGGGTAATCCTCATAAATGCGAGTTATTGCATCGCGATAGTATTTTTCAGCCGAACCGTATCGTGCAAAGTTTTCAGGCTTGGAGAAATCTACCTGTGGGATGGAGCGGTTTCTGTTTTTCCAAGTTACAGAAACATTTTCTAAAGATTCCCCGTCATCTCTAATTTTTTTTGGCTTCTCTGCGAAGACGGAGTAGGGTGTGTCTCCGTCAAAAAGATTTCTTATACTCATACTTCTTCTATCCTGAATTTCCAAATGTGCGGCTGCTCAACATAACTGTTTACGGTATCATCGTAATAGGCTATCTTGATTCCATATGAATATCCAGGATCTAAGAGGTCCATCTTTAAATCAAAGTAATTTCCACTGACATCAAAAGACATTTCTGTTCCCCTATCACTACCTGTATTATACGGAATTGCAACTAAGTCGTCTACTACTCTATGTATTTGATATGATGCACTCTCTATTGTAAGTGAATCATTTTTTGTAGTTGCCACAGTATAAATAGTGGGACTCCAATCTTTTTGTCTGACATAAAATCTAAAACGATTTGCTTCATGTGTGTAATATATTGAGCGCAGATTTGTCAATGCTGTCACATAGTTGGGATAAGGATTGTGTGTGCTGGCAGAGTACCTCTTTACTTCGAAAGTTCCTGTGTGGTACACATTTGTTCCGCCGCCATCAAACCATCTATCATAGGCAATGCTAGCCGTCGTGTCCAGCGCGAAAGATGCAGAATAAATGCCAGTCGAAACATATCCAGCTGCAGTTGTGGTCAATAATTCACCCTCGGAAGCACTAGTATAGACCCTCACTACCATGGCTCCAGTTCCTACTGCTGGAATATTTCTCAATCTTCCGCCGATTACATTATATAAGTATAAGGTTCGAAGATTGTCTGCGGCGGGGACCAATGAACTGCTAGCATAAAAATTTCCCCGATCATCTTTAATGGAGGAGTCCCACACAGCTTGAATAGTTGGTCTCTTAAAAAAGAATTCTGAGCCTCTGCCGAAAAACTTCTTTGTATAATAGGATCCCCTTGTTCCGCCGGTATTAATTAATTGGCCACCTGACTCTCGGCCCACAGTTCCGTTTTGGCCGGAGCACGAGCCAGTTACGATGGACATGCCTCCCGAACCGGTGGCATAAAGATTCATGTCACCAGCCCTGTCATAAATACTTATTTCTATTGGGGGAGTTCCAAGATTAATTTCATCTCTAGGATCATCGCCGTGAACCCACCAATTTGAGAGATTTTCGTAAATAGAAAGCTCTTCAATCGGAGCCGGACATGCGCCATTATAAAGCTCAGTTATTTCTCCGGGACTTAAAATTTTGTTAAAAAATGCTACGTCGTCTATAAATCCATTAAAATTATAGGAAGCTCCCAATTTTGAGCCTCCAATGGCAAACATATTGACATCAGTTAATGCAGAACCTGCGCCCTGTATGACCGTTGCAGAAGCGGAGATTGAGTTTATATAAATTGAGGGAATATCTGCTGAGTCTTGGGTGTCAGTCACTGCTATGTGGGTCCAGGTGTTCAGGGGGATGGAATCATCAGTTGTTATTATGGTGGTCCCTCCGGAGTATACCTTTCTATAAGTAATTGCGGTACCGCCTGGATCTATTAGCAAAATTCTCCGGGGTTGGTGATCGACTTCTCTCTGCCAAAAAAGAACATATCCCGGATCCGTGTTGATGGATTGTTTAATCCAGGCGGATATTGTAGAATCGCTGGCCAGATCGGTATCCGAGGTTCCTGAAAGGAACGCTGAACCGTCAAATTGTACAGCTTCTCTTGGGTAATATTCTGCGAAATAAGCTTCCTGGCTTGAAGTTAGGTGAACCCCAACGCCGTAATTGTTAATTGTGCCATCTACCCAATTTTCCACAAGGCTAGTAATATTGATTTTTAAATCTTCGTTCCCGATTGGAAGCTGTTGAGAAAAAGCAGGGGAATTCAGATAATCGCCACCCTCTCTTAGCCACGGTGTATTTTCAGCAGAATTAACCCAGTTAGACCCTTCACCATTTCTTGTAACATCCTTATAGCTATCCATATCCAAACCTGTTCCCTCTTCCCAAGAACTAGAAATGGGGAGAACCGACAAAGACAGGTCTCGGGGCGTTGTTTGGTTGTGTGGTGCGTTGTATAAATTGAGTATGAAACTTACCTCTCCGGAATTTGGTATGATCCCTGCAGCCCTGTCAGAAACGATTTCGCTAATTGGAAACTGAATTAAAACTCTTTCCAACTCTGTAGACCCAGAACTAGCTTGACCATAAATTGAAAATGTTTCCAATATATCTGATAATCCCATATTTGCACCGGTGGCGCGGGTGGTCAAATTAGATTTAAAAGCATTCGTTATTGTGTTATCTTTGTTTGCAAAATATTTCTTAATCGCCATTATCTTATAACTCCAGTAATATCAATATCGGGAAATCTTATCTCAAAACAAACATTGGTAGGGCAATCAAGGCGGCGGCCGTCTGCAGATAAATTACTTGATATATCGTATCCTATCGCGGAGTATGCGGACCCAATTTTATTAGTCAATGTCACATTTCTAGTATCAATGACACCGCGCAAGCGATTTAATTCGTAATAAATGTCTGTCAGGTAAAATGGTGCACCCATCAATAAAGATCTGGAATATCTCTCTTTTAAAGTGTTTATGCAACTCGCGAAAAGATCGGACTTATTGAAGGAGGGGTCGCCTATTACTTCAAAGTTGATACCAATATTTACTATTTTTCCATCAATTATATCAACAGTGTCGTTGACCATTTTATAATTCGAAAGCCAAATTCTTAAATTTTCCTTCATAGTTTGACTAGCCGTTGCGAGTTTTTTGTCTTTGTTTTCTGTTAATACATATAGGTTTAGATTTCTTTTAAAAGAGTCTTGGTCAACTACCACTGCGCAGCGGCTAATCGAGCCGTACTTGGACGGCATTGCATATGCCATAGCCTCATAGTCTTTCGAAGTTACGGCTCTACTCTGTGTTGCGAAATATGATGATGCTCTTTGTTTTATTTCTTCACTTGTCGGAGAGACGGAGCTTCCATTGATTGATTTCTCATTTCTGCATTCAAGCGAATTTCTAATTTGCGAAACTTGTGATGAGTTTATCGATAATAAATTTGGATATTCCACAATCAGATTTGTGATATTTTTGATAGCACCCACAGAGGCGTTTGGATTTGAACTACTATTTTTTCTATATTTAATTTTCAATTGTGTGTTAGACGGAGAGATCCCAAGCTTGTCTGTTGAAAGAAGTTTTGATGGATCCAGATGAACATCGCTTACATAATCTCTACCATAAAGATGGAGAGTTATTGAAGAGGGATCTGCAACGGGGTCGAGCCTTATTTCATCTTCGGATCCAAAACCAAATTGGAGAAAATAATTCTCTCCATCGAATTCGAAAACAAATCTTCTTGGAACAGAGACTGGTCTCAAATATTCTTTAACCTGATCTGAACCGGAGTTCTTATTTGGGAAAGATTTATAAACTATATTTTGTGCCAGATTTTCAACTTGAAAATATTCATTTCCCTCTGAATCTTCTACTGATAATATTTCTACTACATTTTTATCTCTTAGGAAAACTTTGCGGAAAGTTTTATATTCTTCCACTGAAACTATTTTCTCCACTATGTCGCCAGATATAACCTCACCGTATGCCTTTATCGCATAGTGTGTTGGAATTCCACTACTCTCATCAACTCTACCAACTACTACTGTGTTTGATGGATTGTCGAATCTTATGTCTTCTGTCAGAATAAAATTATTTCCATCGTCAGAAGAGAAGATCGAACCCTGCCTAATAATTGGCATATAATTTGAATCTGGCCCCAGTCCAAATTCATTAGCGGGAATTAGAGCATAGAGCGATAATTCTCCTTGCGATGATGCGACCTCTTGAAATTTATATCCCAGTTGTCTAGATAGGTTGACAACATTTTTCTTCTCAAAAGCCGTTCCAAGAAAGGACTCATTAACTTGATAATCTAAGTAATAAGACAAGACATCGCCAACATAAGATACTGTATCCAGCATTAAAGAGCCAAACGAAGCTTCATTAAAATCCTGATATACATCTGGATAATATCTTTTTGTATAATCTATAAGAGATTCCTTGATAGAATTGAAATCCCTTGAAGTGTAATCTATTGAAACTTTTTTCTTTGCCATTTAATGTCTTCCTTATAAAATTCCCTGCACCGAGTCTACTGGACTTAAGTTAATATTCAATACCTCATTCTGTGTAAACGATGGTATGAAATACTCTATTTTAACCTCATAGGTATTTTGTAAATCTGTGCGCGGGGCGATGATTATATCTGTTACTTTGATGTATGGGAGGTATTTTTCAACTTGCGAAAGTATTCTAGAATTTATTTCTCCGCTGCTAAAATTGCCCTCTTGGTCAAAAATATATCTACTTATGCCTACACCAAAATCTGGATTCATGATGCGCTCGCCAGGGTTTGTTAGAACCAGCATTTTTAAATTCTGTGCTCCAACTTCTCGCATAGTCTTCAATAGAGTATAGGGTCCATCAACTGGATCATAAAAAAGCGGTAATTTAACAGCCAGCCCGTTTCCCATTTACTCTCTCCTCAATACTTTTATAATATATTTTT